TTTTTTGGCTGATGAACAGGATCAGGCAGACTGCCGAAGATCTCCATCATTTTTTCTAGATGTTTTTCTATTTCTTTCGTGTTCATTAGCACATTTATCACTACAAAATATTACCCAACTTGCATCAATCACTTTACGAAATTCTTTTTGACAATTTGAGCATGTTACTTTTTTATAGTTCATTTATTTCCTATGTTATATTTAGGACAAAGTTCCCACTGATCTTTGTCTTTAAAAGAGATGATTTTAATCTGTCTTAGCGGGGCTTGCGGTTTAGCAGATTCGGAATTCTCAATTGAGATAAGACCCCAATCAGACATGAGAGTTGCAATAGTATTTCTACGTGCTACATCATTCTCTTCTAGATTTGATTTCTTTCCATCTAATAAGAATAATTCTTTGAAATGCACTATAAAATATCTGCCTTGCTTATGTAAGATATGACATGATTGAAATAGCTTTTTATCTTTACGTGATGCTACGCCAATCCGTGTAAGCGTTTCGCGAACCTTCAAAAAATCGTCTGGTTCATTCAATGTCACCTCAAGCATTTTTGCCGGGTTCCATTCAATCAAATTACTTTCTTCCACCCTTATTCACCTTATTATGTAGTTCAGTTATTTGGTCAGTGGAAAGTAATTGGAGGACTTGTAAGGCTTTCTCTTCGTTATAGCCATAATATTCTTTAATAACTTCCACGTCACTATCGGTTTTCTTTTTATCCCATTTTGAAAAGCGTTTCCGCTTACGAATAATATTTATAAGAAAGTGAAATTGTAGAAGACTGTCAACCTGATGGTATCGATTCATTTCATTTGCTGCAAGGACAGTATCAGGAAAATAGGACAAAGACCTATTCACCATGAAACTGTTATATCCCTTTTCAGCGATATCATCAACCATGATATCTTTCTTTGTATAATTAATTGAGTTTAGATATTCAAACGGATTCATACAAACTCCACATTTGCCATGATTTCCGTCATACAAGCAACAATGTTGAGCTCATGGTCTGCAACAAATGCATTCTTGTATTGATAGTCCGCCAAGATCAAGACGAGCTGAGGGATTGACTCGGGCTTGATCTTTTCATTCATGCGATCATAAACTGCACGAAAGATAGCTGTGGCGTCAGCATCAACATTTTGCGCTACCCATGAGCGCATCTTTTTAAAGTCTTTGGATTTTAAATGATCAAAGAGAGAATTATAGGATAGAACATTACTATCGCTCCCATTGCCAGTAATCCCCAAAATAGAATGCCGCTGAAGTTCATTGAGTATCCTCCTCCAATCTGGAGCATGTTTCATAATTAAGTCAGCCACGGTCTTCTGATCGTAACTAACACCTTCTGCATCTAATACAGATGTTGCGCGTTTCATAAACTGACCCGCGAGAGTTGCGAGTTCTTTTTTAGTGGTGTTAAACTCGTATACACCGCATCGAGAATGTAACGGCTCGATGATCCGATTCTTAAAATTACAAGTTAGAATGAATCGACAGTTGTTTGCAAATTCTTCAATAAATCCACGTAACGCTGGTTGAGTTGATTGTGCATTGAGATAGTCTGCCTCATCAAGGATAACAACTTTGTATCCGCCTTGTAATGAAACTGTTGACGCGAATTGTTTAATTTTTGTTCGAAGTGTATCAATGTTACCTGACTCTGAAGCGTTAATGATAATCCAATCTAGATTCAGTTCGTTACATAAAGCTTTAGCAACTGTTGTCTTACCAAGACCAGCAGTACCAGTAAATAACATGTTAGGAAGTTCACCACCATCTACAATCTTTTGAAAAGTAGATTTGAGTGGATCTGGTAAAATACAATCAGAAATAGTTTGCGGCCGATACTTCTCGACCCATAAAAAATCGTTGCTCATAATATAATTTCTCAAAGGTGGAGGGCATTGCGCCCTCCGTTTTACTCATCTACGTTCAGGGAATCTTCTTGTTGCATAGTCTCAACAAGAGAAATAGCTTGTACACATTGATCCCGTAGCTGACCAATGGTTGATAGTTCTTCACCTTTAAAACCGCCACGTTGCGTGACAGCATCCACGACTGCAATAGTCGAACGCGAAATACGATTCGCAAGATCTGAAAGTTGTTCGGCTTGTGTGCTCATATATGATCCTTAATTATATGTTGATGTTTTTTCGAGAGCGATCCAATAATTGAGATCGAGCTCTTTATGAGAGAAATTTGAGATGAGTTTATTCGAAATACTTACATCATAGTCACCTGGCAAGATCTTAAGATTCGCAATGGACAAGACGAAGTTAAATGTGGCATCGCCAAACTCACCATCAATATCAATTGAGAATGCATTTGATGTTGAGTTTTGGCTTTCCACCACCGAAAGACTGAGTACACCATTTTTGCCAGAAATAGTGACTTCGTTGTGTCCAAGTGCAGAAGCAGCTTTCTTGAGACGATTGAGGGTATCGTTATCAAGAGTGAACTTAACATCTGCATCAGGCATATTGATGTCTTTCGATGGGGTTGTCAAGGTTTCTTCTGGTGAGAAGAAGTATTTGACCTTTGAACGACCAGTAGAATCATTGACTGTTACATACTGATCATCAAACTTAAGTCGTGGAGTATCAACAAGACCGAGTACTCCAAGGAATTCATTAAGATCGTAGATACCTACATCTTGAGGAAACTCAACGTCGACTTTGGCAGTAGCTAAGACGTTACGAGCCTCTGAGATTGTTTTGACTGTATTACCGGTACGGATCATAATATTCTGGTTGATACCAGAAAAATTACGTAAAACCGATAGGGTGCTTTCACTTAGTTCCATTATGTTCTCCGTGTATTATATGTAGCCCATTATAACATATCATGGGCCATATGTAAATCATTTTTTGCAAATATGCCAATAATAAACTTTGGTTCCGTCTTGTTCAACTGCAGGTAAAGCAATCTCATCTGTGACTTCAGTTCTTCCAACATAATGCCAATCACAAACATCTTGTCTTTGCTCTACCATTTCAAAGAACTCTTTATTGTCATATGCAAAAAGAGCCGTAAACAAAAATACAAACATGTTAATCCTTTAAAGATTTTTCAAATGCATCGTAGCCACCAATCGGTTGGCCATTCGCCACAATCTGTGGAAATGTGCGTGCAGTCGGAAACATCTCAAAGAATTCTTGTTGTGTATAATCTTTGTCGAGTGTTCTATATGTATACTCTAAACCTTGTGATTCACAAAGCCATTTAGCTTTTTCACAAAAAGCACATGCATGTTTACCATAGATTTCAATCATTATGCTACCATCTTACTAAAGTTTTTATCTTTGATAAATTCGATCTTCGATCTAAACTTACCATCCAAAATATCACCTTTATGTGATATTACAAACACATTTGTATCACTTAAATGTGATAATATTTTCTGTAGGTTTTCTACACCATCCACATCAAGAGATGAATCAAACGTCTCATCAAGAATCAAAAGATTTGTTGAGATCGAATTCTTCATCTTTGCAATTTGTCTCCATGTAAAAAGGAGACTCAAATCAATCCGTTGCTTCTCACCTTCTGAAAAAGAATCATATGTGAACTCATCACGATGACGAGAACGAATTGTTTCTTGGAATGACTCATCTAAATCAAAGTGTACAAAGAAATCAAGAATCTGAAGATACTGGTTAACGAGCTTATTTATCACAGGCAAATACTGTTTGATAATCTTTGTCTTGATGCCTGTATCCTTTAACATCTCTCCGATAACTTCATTGTAGCTTCGTTGCTCACTGAGGTGTAATCGCTGTTCGGTATAAGAGTCCTTTTGCTCGGATAGGCTCTCAAGAGTCTCCGTTGCCGATGCCAGGTCTTCTCCACCACTTTGCATTTTTCCGAGATCACTTCTCTTAGATACAAGGTTTTCCGAAATCTGCCCGAGTCGCTTATTGTTAGATAATAATTGATGCTGTTTGTTCGTGATAGCATCCTGTACTTTAGTCGCGATCTCAAGATCTGATCCATTTTTAATAGACTCTTCAGCGATAGCTTTGAGTTTTGAACTAATGTTCTTTGCTGAGGACGATGCATCTTCGATCTTAGCTTGCCTAAGTTCATCACGAATATCTTGGGAACATGTTGGGCAGGTGCTATTCTCTTCGAAAAATTTTGTTTCTTTAACAAGCTTTTTGATTTCTGATTTGAGTTCATGCTCGTGCTCCTTGAGCGTCGATTGTTTTGTGTTAAGCTTAGCAAGCGTCTCTGATACCTTTGACGTATTGGATTCAATAAACGACCCGAGCTCACTGTTTTCATCCGTGAGTTTGGTTTGTTCTTCCTCAAGCTTCGTAATCTCTTCTTCAATCTTATCCGCATATTCTTTGTTGAGTGCCTTGACATCCTTAATATATTTTTTCTGTGTATCAATTTTGTCAGTGATGAGGTCGAGCTGATAAGCAACTTCATTTGTCATATCCTTGAGACTTGCATTCTTCTCACGTAGAATAGTATTCATCTTTGAAAAGACATTGATATCTAACAGATCTTCAATTACATCTCGGCGGTGGCCGGCTGGAAGTTGCATAAATGGAATAAAGCTACTACTTCCCAGCACGACCACCTGGTGGAAACTCTTGTGGTTTAGCTTCAGAATATTCTGTTCCAGCATCTTCTGGTATTCTTTTGCATGAGATTCTTGATTAAACATCTGACCATTTTTATAGATCTCAAACTTACCAGGCTTAATGCCACGAACAACCTTATACTCTGTCTTACCAACATTGAATTCCACCTCAACCAAGCATTGCTTCTGATTAATTGAGTTGACGAGTTGTGGTTTGTTAATATTACGATGCGGTTTACCAAATAGACCAAAGGAGATGGCATCTAGCATTGTAGATTTACCAGCCCCGTTTTGACCTACAACTAATGTAGACTGAGATCGATCTAGTCTGATCTCAGTGAAAATATTGCCTGTAGATAAAAAGTTTTTGTATCTAACAGCCTTGAATGTTATCATCTTCTATATACTCATTTACGTGTTCACAAATAGTGACACCATAACCATGTTCTTCTTTTGTTACTTCGTATTGTACACAGTTTTTGCAGTCTTGTACATACCAACCCATATGTCCATGAACAATTGTTGCTCGTGGATATGGCAATGTAGGTTGAAAGCAAAGCGGACACGTGTAACTAGACGATGTCAAGAGCTTGTGCCTCGTTCATCAAATCACTCATTTCATTCTTAATACGATCTTTATTTAGATCGGTATCAACATTGTCAATGTAAGTATTAAGCAACTCGCCAGTGTCTTCGAGGTTAACACCTTCGTCTTCAAC